CTGACGAAGAAGTTGACGAATCAAAAGAACCACAAACAGCAGGCGAGCAAATGCGCGAGTATGTTGAAAAAGTATCAGCTACAATGGGCGACAACGGTGCAAACACCAAGTCAACAGTAGCAGGCGCAAACGATATGGGCGGCACAGCAGGTAATTTAAACCAAGCTGGTTCAGACGCAAGCGCAGAAGCCGGAGCAGGAAGTACAGTTAAAGGTAATGCTTTAAGTGATACAAGTGCAAAGGACATGAATACCAAGAACGTTAACGTTCCTGGTGGTAAGGCAGCAAAAGCTGGCAAAACCGAACCTGGCCACGGCGCTGAAAAGAAGTCAAAGCCAGAGACTGCTGACAACAAAACATCCGTTGTAGGCAAATAAAAGTAGTTAGGACCAATTGATGAGAAACTTACGAGAGCATTTGACATTTGACCAAGCTAACGTAGTATTAGAGAATGCTAACGAGGGTAAAGACCTTTATTTAAAAGGTATTATTATCCAAGGCGGTATTCGTAATGCTAATCAGCGAGTGTATCCTGTAGATGAAATCGGCAGGGCTGTCAAAACGCTCAATGATCAGATTAGCGGCGGCTATACTCCTCTCGGAGAAGTTGATCATCCAGAAGGACTTAACATTAACATTGACCGTGTAAGCCATATGATAACTGAATGTTGGATGGATGGTAGCAACGGTTACGGCAAGTTAAAAATATTACCAACCCCGATGGGACAACTAGTTAAAACAATGCTCGAGGCAGGTGTTAAACTAGGTGTTTCATCTAGGGGCTCTGGTGAAGTAGACGGCACCGGAAACGTTGCCGACTTTGAAATTATTACCGTGGACGTAGTTGCTCAACCATCTGCTCCTGGTGCATATCCTACTCCCATTTATGAACATCTTATGAATGCAAGAGGCGGATATAAGGCATATGAATTAGCACAGGCTACTAAAGAAGACCCAAAGGCACAAAAGTATCTAAAGGAATCACTGATTAGTATAATCAGTAAACTCCAGTGAAATTAGGAGAACACAATGATTGATGCACTGAAAACACTGTTTGAAAATGATGTTGTTTCAGAGGAAATCAGGGCTGAGTTAGAAGAGGCGTGGACCGCAAAGGTTTCTGAAAATAAGCAGCAAGTAGCTGCTGAACTTCGTGAAGAATTTGCACAGAAGTATGAGCATGATAAATCAACTATGGTTGAAGCTATTGACTCAATGCTTTCTGAGCGTCTTGCAGAAGAGATTGCAGAATTTCAAGAAGACCGTAAAGGTTTAGCAGAAGCAAAAGCGAAGTATGCTGTTGCAATGCGTGAAAATGCAGATCTTCTAAAAGGTTTTGTTGCTGAAAATTTAGCAGCAGAAATCAAAGAACTACGAGCAGACAAAGCTGCACTGGCTGAAAGTTATAGCCAGTTAGAAGAGTTTGTAGTAGACGCCCTGTCTAATGAAATTTCTGAGTTCTATGAAGACAAGAAAGACTTAGCAGAAACTAAAGTACGTTTAGTACGCGAAGCTAAGACACACTTCAATAAAGTTAAAACTGATTTTATTGAAAGAAGTGCTACAGCAGTATCTGAAATGGTTGGTAACTCACTTAAAACTGAAATTACTTCACTTAAAGAAGATATTGACGCAGCACGAAGAAACGATTTTGGTCGTAAAATCTTTGAAGCATTTGCAGGAGAGTATACAACTAGCCACTTGAATGAGAATTCAGAAGTAGCTAAACTTCTTAAAGTTGTTGATATTAAAGACAAGCAACTTGTAGAAGCAAAAGCATTTGCAACAAAGGCAAAAACTTTAGCTGAATCAGTTAACGTTGAAAAGCAACGTTTAGTTGAAACAGCAAAAAGAGAAAAGATTATGAACGAACTGATTGCTCCTTTGAGCAACGATCAGCGCGAGATTATGACAGACTTACTGGAATCAGTACAAACCACTAGACTACAAAAGTCTTTTGACAAGTACTTACCATCGGTTATCGACGGAAATACTCCAGCAAAGCGTAAGGCAGCAATTACAGAAGGCAAAGAAATTACAGGCAACAGAGAAGAAACAATGACAGCAACTAAAGCAGACGAAGAATCAATCAGTAATGTAGTTGATATTAAACGTCTTGCTGGATTATAATTAAGGAGATAATGATGTCAGAACTATTAGAAAGCCGCTGGGTAGACACCAAAACTGCTCTTCTTGAAGGCTTGCAAGGCAACAAGAAGTCTGTTATGGCTGCTACGCTAGAAAACACCCGCAAGTACTTGTCAGAGAGTGCTACAGCTGGTGCAACAAGTGCGGGTAATGTCGCAACACTAAATCGTGTGATCCTTCCAGTGATCAGACGTGTAATGCCAACCGTTATTGCTAACGAGTTAGTAGGCGTACAACCAATGACTGGTCCTGTGGGTCAAATCCACACTCTACGTGTTCGTTATTCAGACACAGTAGGCGCAGGCGCATCAGGTGCAACAGCAGGCGAAGAGGCTCTAAGCCCATTCAAAATTGCTGAAGCATATTCAGGTAATGCTACATCAGGTAAAGCTGATGCAACAGCAGCACTTGAAGGTGAAGCAGGCAACAGAATGTCAATTCAAATCTTGAAGCAGACAGTTGAAGCTAAGACACGTAAGTTGTCAGCTCGCTGGACGTTTGAAGCTGCACAAGACGCACAGTCTATGCACGGTATTGACGTTGAAGCAGAAATCATGGCTGCATTAGCACAAGAGATTACTGCTGAAATCGATCAAGAAGTACTAGCGTCTTTAGACACACTAGCTGGTGCTGCTGCTGAAACATATGTACAAACAGGTGTTTCAGGTACAGCTACATTCGTAGGTGACGAGCATGCCGCATTGGCAGTGCAGATCAACCGCGTAAGTAACTTGATTGCACAGCGCACACGTAGAGGTGCAGGTAACTGGGCTGTTGTATCGCCATTCGCGTTAACAATCCTACAATCTGCTACAACTTCAGCGTTTGCACGTACAACTGAAGGTGCTTTTGAAGCTCCAACTAACACTAAGATGGTTGGTACTTTGAACAACGCTATGAAAGTGTATGTAAACACTTATGCTGCTGATGATTCAGCGGTACTAATCGGCTACAAAGGTTCAAGCGAATCAGATGCGGCAGCATTCTATTGCCCATATATTCCGCTAATGAGCTCAGGAGTTGTATTGGATCCAGGTACATTCGAACCAACAGTATCATTCATGACACGTTATGGATATGTTGAGTTGAATAACACTGCGTCATCGCTTGGTAACGCAGCTGACTACTTGGGTAAAGTAGACATTACTGACACAGCAGTTAGCTTTAGCTAAGTTTAGTTTTACTAAACAGAAAATAGGTCCTACGGGGCCTATTTTTTTGACTTTAATATTAAAAGCTCAATACTTAACTGTGTTGAGCTTTTTTCTTATTTGATAAATACTAATGTCAGATAGCGAGCCGCAAGGCGGACTTATGCTGCACCACAGCGTAGCCCATAGAACGGGCATAGGACTACTTTTTATAGGAGAAAACAAATGGGAAGACCAATTAATAAAAGATTTTTCGGAGAGCCGACAGCAGACGGCAACGAAATTAAAGTACGTTTTCGTGCTACAGGCCAAGCAGAAGCAAACGGCTGGATTGTAAAGCAATTAGGATCTAAAAAGTTCCGTTGCTATGATGGTACTAATACAATGGATTGTACTTTAGTTGATAAAGCACAAGGTACTTTAGTAGCAGGCGAAATGACAATTACTGTAAAAGACGATGGCGGAACAGCTCGTCAAGTTACTAAAATTGCAGGACGTAAAGTAACACTTGACACAGGCACAAGTATTGCTTGGAACTTCAGTGATGCAGTTGATGACAATGCAGTTGAAATGGAAGAAGCTGGTACAGCTGATGATTTCACTGGCGCAGACGATTTTGAAGCTGACTAAGATTAGTTATGGGGGATTAAGTTCCCCCATATACTTTTTTAAATAGGATTAAAGAATGTCAAAATATCTTAACGTAGCAGGAACGCCGGGCGCACTCAATAGCGGAAACTATACAGTATCCGTTCAATCAGGTGGCTATATAAAACTGAACACTGGTGTTGCAGCAGGAACAGTTTTTGTTACCGGTGATTTAGTAGTTGAAGGCAACTTTACAAGACTAGAAACTACTGATACTGTTATTACAGATAGAGTTATTACACTTAACCAGGGTGATGACGGATCAAACGGAATTCAAGGAACTGAGAAATTTTCTGGATTAGAAATTAATCGAGGAAGTATTGCTAATGTATATTTTGGATATGATGAAGATATAAGCGGATTTATAATTTATGATCAAGATAGCAATTTACAAAAACTTAGAACAAGCGGATTAGACACCGGCGGAGCATCTCTATTACTAACTCCAGGAAATCCATCAACGGGTACAGGAGCAGCACCTACAGTTTCTGTTCAAAACGTAGTTAACTATGAATACGGTACATTTGAATATGATATTAGTGGCAACATTAACGGAGCATTAAGAAATCCAGATGCACTAACTAATGTACAAGGTGTAGCAGATTATGTTGCATATAACTTTGCTAATGTTTTCTTAAGTCAAATTGGCGACGGATCGTTATCAGTTACTAGTATTACTATTGAAGACGAAGAAACAACAAGTAATCCAAGTGTAATAAAATTCGCAATAGATAATAATACAGTTTCGCAATTGTATGCTGACCGTTGGGAATTTGATCAAATAAGAGTTGCAGGAACTACTATTGAAACACTAGCAAGTGATGCTGATTTAGTTCTTAGGGCACCAGGTGTTGGCGGAGTTAAGATTGAAGATTCATTAGTACTAACAAGTGTTCCAGGTGTAGATGATATATCACCTGAAAATTTAGAACCGTTATATACTAGTGAAGGTATTAAATTATATGCTTCAGATCAATCTAACGGAAAAACAGGGTTGTTTTTTGTAAACAAAGAACAAACACGAGATGAATTAATAAGTAAAAATAGATCACTGCTATTCAGCATGTTATTTTAAGGAAACAAAATGGCAATTAAAAACGCACAATTAAGACAAACATACGTAGACATATTAGACCCAGACGGAGACAATCCTGGTGCGTATGCAGGTGGAGTGCCACAGAATAAAACATATGCTATTACAAATATTTTAGTTTGTAATAACGGCTCAACAACTGCCCAATTCGATATACACATTGTACCACAAGGTGACGCAACAGACAACTTTGTAACTAGAGTTATTAATAACTTAGAATTACCAGCTGGTGAAACATTTACATTTGATAATGAAAAAATTGTTCTTGACGAAGGCGACAAAATTAGATTTCAATCTGAACCAGAATATGTAGGACCGTCTATTAGTGCTGGTAGTTTTGTAGCTGGAAAAGAATATACGATTGTTTCTGCTGGGACTACAGATTTTACAACACTGGGTGCAGCTGATAATAATCCTAATACAATTTTTATAGCAACTGGCGCAGGTGCAGGATCGGGCACAGCACGGTTGTCAAGATACACAGTATTATCAGCAACTGTAAGCTATTTGGAAGTATAATGAGATTAATAAAGCGCCAGACTACTAACCTAAGAAGTATTGCCGGAAAAGGTGTACAGTACGACATTGATGATCAAGTAATTGTTGATAGCGAACGTGCATTATTAGTACCTAAAGGCGCAACATCTGAACGTCCAAGCGAATCGGGTATTGCAACAGCACAGACTGAAGGACAACTTAGATATAACACATCAACCGAACAATTTGAAGCATATCAAAATGGATCTTGGAGAAATATAAGATTTAAAGAACCTAATAGAGATCCAGGGATTGTTCAACAAACACTAACAGGTGCCGATGCAACTAATATTATATTTGGCAAATTAGCAAACAATACTTTATTTGCGCCTTCTCAAGAAAAGCACATTTTAGTATTTGTTGAAAACGTTTTTCAAATAGCAACAACTAACTATACTATAATACAAAATCCTCCAGCAAGTGACTTAGGTGGAGAAATTGATGTAACAACAGCAACACAGGGCACAGAGTATAAAATAACAACTGTTGGAACTACAGATTTTACGTTGCTAGGCGCAGCTTCTAATGCCGTAGATACAGTATTCAGCATGAATAATGTCGCACCTACAGGAACCGGGCAAGTAAGAGCAACAGGACACTATCTAAGATTTACATCCCCGCCACCTTTTGGAAAAGACATTACAGTATTACATAACTTTGACAAATAAATACATTAGTCAAAGAGGGAAAATAAAATGTCGCAAGTAGGTAGAATTGGTGGTGGCGTACTTAAAAGTAATCTTGAACGTCAAGGTATTGATCTTGCATTTGAAAACGATTTACTTTATCTAGACGTTAATAATGATCGAATTGGTATTAATACTACATCGATGGCAAGTCCTGATGTACTTACTACAATTTCTCCAATTAGAACAACTAATGCAATAACAACTGGTACATTTAACTTAGGTAGTTTTGAATTGCAAGGTAATGCAATAACTCAGTTAGTTGAAAATACTATTAACTTAAATTCAACAGGTGATATCTTTGCAACAGGAATTGAAACTGAAAATTTAAAATTTGATGCCAATGAACTTTCGTCAACCACAGACAATACTAATATAGAACTAAGACCAAACGGAACAGGAACTATTGAAATCCAAAGCTCTTGGAATTCGACCGGTAGTATACATTCAACTGGTAATATAACATTTGCAGGCGATCTAACTTTAGGTGACGACAATAACGATAATGTTACGTTTGCTGCTGATGTTAATAGCGACATCTTACCAAACTCTTCAAATGCAAATGCGTTAGGATCGCAGACAAAACGATGGAATGCAATTTACAGTAACTTATTAAACGGTACGTCAACATTTGTAGATAATGTGATTGTAGAAAGTACAGCTCTGTCAAGGCGCCAAGGCAACATATTTTATGTAAGCACACTTGGTAGTAATACTAATGTCGGTGATCATCAACACGGAGCATTCCGTACATTGTCACATGCTCTTAGTGTAGTTGATGCAAGTACACAAGGTCCAGTAACTATTCATGTTTATCCGGGAGAATACGAAGAAATATTTCCTTTAGTTGTTCCTGAAAGAGTTACTATATCAGGCGAAGATATTAGAAACTGTATTATTAAACCTACAGCTGGAACAAATACAAACAATGCATTTGAAATGAATCAAAATGTTACAATTGAAAATCTTACAATTAAAGATTTTTATAGCCCAGGACATGCGTTTACTTTTGCTGCTAATACAATAATTACAGACCGCTCTCCGTATATTAGAAACATAACAGTTATTACAAAAGGTAGTGTTGTAAGTGCCAATGACCCAAGAGGTTTTGATCAAGGCGATGCAGGCAAAGGTGCTTTAATTGATGGAGCATCAACAGGGTCTAGTACTAGAGAAGCTAGTATGCTTTTCCATTCAGCTACATTCATTACCCCTGGCGTAGATTGTATTACAATGACAAATGGCGTTAGAGTAGAATGGCTAAACAGCTTTACATACTTTGCTAATAGAGGATTGTATGCAACAAACGGAACTGCTGGTAAAGCTAACGACGGCACAACATTTGGTGCAGAAATAAGATCAATAGGCTCGGCAAATGTGTATGGCACTAAAGGTGCAGAAGCAGATGGCGCAAATACACTAATGTATCTAATAGGACATAATTTTGCTTATATTGGCGTAGGAAAAGATGTATCAAATGATAGAACACTTACTGTTACAGCAAACGAAGTTACTGAATTAAATTCTGGAAATATATATTACACAACAACTGATGCAGACGGTACATTTAAAGTTGGAGACAACTTCTTTGTAGATTTTGAAACTGGTTCAACAAGCATTGATGCTAGTACAATTGACTTTAGTGGTATTGGTTCTATAACAGTGCGCAACGGTCTTGAAAGATCATTTATTGATGGATCAAAAGTTGATGTAGGCAATATTAGAATTAACGGAAATACAATAACTACTATTGATGGAGATTTAACACTATCTCCGGTTACTGGATTATTTAATACAGATAATAATGTTTCTTTAATTCTAAGTAATGGTACAGATATACAAAGAAATAACTTACAAGCTGATATTAGATATAATACAGATTCAAATTTATACGAAGGTTATTCTTCAGGTAATTTAAGTTTAGGTGGTATATATTCAAGCGATAGGCAAGAAAGTATAGATACACACGATACTAATAATACTATAATTCTCAGAGCTGCTGGCGCACAAGTAGGCTCCATTGACAGTAATAGTACTAATTTACACGGACTATCAACTGGCGATATATTGTTTGACAATAATTTAGTAACGACAACACTTTCACAGTCAGATCTAGAACTTAAAAGAACTACAGCTACAAATGTAGTAGATGTATATGACTTTGATTTAAAAAATAGTACATTTTACAATACATCGGCTAATAATTTAACACTGTCTACAACTAATAATGGTTATGTAAAATTTGGCGGTTCGACTGGCTTAGTTATTCCGGTCGGAACAGAAGCACAACAAAACCCATCTCCAATCGAAGGCGAGACTAGATACAACACAGACCAAGAATATCTCGAAACTTGGAACGGCGAAGAATGGCAGCGTTCAGCTGGTGAAGGCGCTGAAGTTACTGACGTAGTGCTTAAAGAATTAGTCGATATTTACGCCATAGTACTTGGTTAATCCCAAAAAACGATAAATAATATTAATGCAGAGTATGACCAATACCTGCAGGGTCAGACTGTGGTTAGCCAGCAAAGAACCTAAGGGGTGAAAATTCGGCTAGAGGGACAGGATCCCCGTACTGAGGAGAAGAGATGGCTATTGGTCGAATAAGTGGTCCGCTCTTAAAAGCAAACCTGCTTCGTGAGGGAGTGGATCTAGCTTTTGAGAATGACTTACTATATCTAGATGTTACAAACAGTCGCATCGGCATAAACAATGCAAGTCCCCAGTATGACCTAGATGTAACCGGAACTACAAGAACAACTAATTTAGAAGTACCAGGCGATGGTGCTTTCGGTGATGTTAGAATCTCTGGCAACACTGTATCTTCTGTAACAAATAGACTTCAACTTGGCGCAAATACAAATACTGTATATCAACAAAAATTAGTTATTGATGACTTCGATATCGAAAACAATGTTATCAGTACAAACTCTGAAAATACCAATTTACAAATAAATCCAAACGGCACCGGAACTGTTGAAATATACGGTGATACAAATGTCTATGGTAATATTACTGCAACTGGAAACATTACAGCAGACGGTAGTATTACAATCGGAGACGCAGATACTGACAATGTCACTTTTAATGCAGAAATTAATTCAGATATTATTCCTGACGCAACAGACACATATCAGTTAGGTAGTGATCCAGCACAAGGCGGTACGCAGTGGCAAGACACATGGACTAATAATTTTTATGCTGGCACTGTAACTACTACTAACATTCTTGCAGACGGAATTAACTTAGCACTTCGCCAAGGTAATACATTATATGTTGCAGAAAATGGCGACGACACTTATACAGGCGATCATCCTAATGACCCCTATGCAACAATTAAACATGCACTAAGTCAAGCAACAGCAGGCGATACTATTCACATCTATCCAGGTGTATATACAGAATTATTTCCAATGACTATACCAGCCGGTGTAACGCTAAAAGGACACAGTCTTCGTAGCGTAAATATTGTACCGCATGTTAGTTCTATTAACAACACAGCATTTTTGCTCAACGGTGAATCTACAATCGAAGATGTTACAATTAAAGACTTCTTTGCTCCAGGGTATGCTTTTGAGTTTGCAAACAACTTTACAGTAACATCAAGATCACCATATGTTAGAAATGTAAGTGTAATTACATCAGGTAGTGTTACACCAGCAGACGACCCAAGAGGCTTTGCTCAAGGTGATGCTGGCGGTGGTGCAAAACTTGACGGCAGTATAGCAAATTCAGCATCAAGAGAAGCTGGCTGTTTATTTCATAGTGTAACTTTTATTACGCCTGGAGTAGATGCATTAACTGTTACTAACGGTGTTAGAGTAGAATGGTTAAACTGTTTTACATACTTTGCAAACAGAGGCTTATATGCACTTAACGGTGCTACAGGATTAAAAGCAGCAGGAAAAACTTCAGTAAGAGTTAGTGATGTTACAGGAACATTTAGTGCTGCGGAAACATTTACTTACTACGATACTGACGGTGTTACAGTTCTTGCAACAGGAACAATTGATAGTGTTGATTCAGACGGTAAATTTTATATACCAGGCAACTTAACAGGTTTAGAAACTGCTGCCGAGCGCGGCGGCAAATCTACTACAGCATATGCTGATGCTCAGTTAAGTACAACACAGAAGAAATTTGGACAAACAAGTTTATTACTTGACGGCACTGGCGACTACGTTGGAATAACATCACAAGATGACTTTGGCTTTGGTACTGACGAATTAGAAATAAGTTTTTGGATTTACCATACTAATCCAGGTACTGTCCAAACTATTGTTGACTTTAGAGCAGGTTCAGCAGTTGATTTAGCACCCATGATATACATTGATGCATCTAATCAACTATTTTATTATACAAATAGCGGAAATCAAATCGCTGGAGCAACAATAAGCGCAAATACTTGGACACACATAGCACTGGCAAAATCAGGAACAAGTACAAAATTATTTGTTAACGGAACACAATCGGGTGCAACATATACTGACAATCATGATTACGGCACAGCTAAACCATTAGTAATTGGATCTATTTTTGACGGCTCAGCAGATTATTTTAACGGTTATATTGACGAATTAAGAGTTTCAAAAGGTGTAGCTAGATATACTAGTAATTTTGTTGCTCCAACATCGGAAGAAACAAGTGATACAGATACATCATTGTTATTACACTTTAATGGAACTAATGCAGCAACAGTATTTCCAGATGACACTTTAAATTCACAAGACATAAGATTTAGCGGCGGAGCCACAGCTAACTATATAACATTAGCAGATACTACAGACTTTGGCGCAGAACTGCGTTCTATTGCAAGTGCATGTGTATATGGAAACTACGGAGTAGTAGGCGACGGCAAAGGCGTATTAATGTACCTAGTAAGTCAAAACTTAGCGTACATTGGCACAGGTAAATTAACTGACAACGACGAGACAAATGTAATACAAGCAAATGAAGTTAATGAATTAAACGGAGCAAAAGTAAGATATAGCTCAGTTGATCACAAAGGTGATTTTAGAGTTGGTGATTTATTCCATATTGATCAATCAACAGGTACTGTAGATTTTACTACATCAGACTTTAATATTGACACTACTGGTGGCATAACTATTAATACTGGTGGCAACGTTACTACAATTACTGGTGACAAAATTGAAACAGGAAATTTAAGATTAAGTGGTAATACAATTGAAAGTTTGTCAGGCGATATTAATTTAGATTCAGACAGCGGCACAGTTAGAATTAGTTCGTCAAGTGCGTTACAACTTCCAAAAGGAAACACAGCAAGTCGTCCAGCTCCTGCAACAGGTATGATTCGTTATAATACCGAAACAAACTTGTATGAAGGGTATGACGGCAACTGGATTGCGCTCAATGGCGTTTATGATTTAGACTTAGATACACGTATTACAGCAGAATTAACACCCGGTGCTAATGATGGTGTAATTAGATTTTATATACAAGATACTATAGTAACTACAATTGATGCAGATAAACTAGAAACACCTAGAATTGAAGTAGACGATATTGTGATTGATGGCAATACTATCGAAGCAACTACGATAAATACTGATTTAGTACTGTCGTCAAACGGAACAGGTGCTGTAGTTATAGACGATCTTGCATTTAAAGATTCGACTATTACCAATAGAGCGGTAGATGCGGTTACATTATTTGAACAAAGTGGCGCTGGATATTTTAAAATTGACGGTACTGGCGGATTTATTGTACCAGTTGGAACAAACGTACAGCGTCCAGCTTCTGCAAATAGAGAAACCGGAATGGTACGGTACAATACAGAACAAAGGTATTTAGAAATATGGGACGGATTTAGTTGGGTTTCTGTAGCAGGTGCAACTGGTTCAATTAGTGTAACAGCAGCAGAAGATTTAGCAATTGAATACGCAATAACATTAGGATAAAAAGATGGCAACACAATTTAAAAATAAAGTAGTAAAGGAAGTTGGTACAGTTCCAATACTTGCAATGGAAACTGATGCAGCTACAAGATCAACTATTGTTGGATTAAGTCTAGCAAATTTAACTGAAGGCGTTGTTACTGCAAGTGTTTTAGTTCACGACGATACTAGTGTTGAAGGATACTTTATGAAAGATGTTATGGTTCCGCCAAACACAAGTTTAAGAGCACTAAGTGCAGGAGAAAAGTTAATACTTGCTCCGTCAAATCAGTTATATCTAGTAGCAAACACTATTGAGTCTCTCGATGCTGTTATTAGTTACGTAGATATTGTATAAGGGGTAATGATATGTCGTATATGGGACAAAATGCAGATCAAATTTTATCAGCAGTAAGAAATAGATATTTTTATGGATTACGTAGAACAGACTCTGGAGAGTTGTTTTTAGGCAAACTAGATCAAATGGATTCTAACGGAAGCATACAAATTAACAAGCCGGGCAATAACGCAAGCGATTACGATCAACTTGAAGAAGGTTATGATTTTTATGAAGGTAGGGATATTGACCACGAGCTACTATATAGTAACTTAAATTACGAACAGTATAGATGGCATGATAAAAACATTTGGTATTATGTTAATAGTGAAGGCGAATTAGTAGCAAGTGTAAATACAAAAGTAGCATATGATGATGGGTCATCTTCGGCTGGCAACGAATAATTAGGATAAAAAAATGGCAGATTTTAAATTAGATAGAATACGTTTTAAATGGAAAAATCAATGGTCTCCGACTACTGCATACATTAAAGACGAGATTGTAGAATATGCAGGGTCGACATATGTATGTCGTGTAGGACACACGTCAGCAGCATCTTTTGATATTGACTTTGGCACATTGGATCAAGAAGTATATGTAACTGTAGCAAGAAATGCTGCTGACACAGCAAACATTTATTACTTCAATGGAGTTTCAGGACAACTAAGTCCTGAAATTACGTTAAAGAAAGGTTTAACATACGTATTCAATCAAGACGATCAAACTAACGTTTATTTTCCAAATGCTAACGGAGGAACGCCAAATCCTCATCCTATGTTCTTTAGCAAAACAGAAGATGGTACATTAGTAAACAGTGGTTTTAGATTTGAAGACGGTGTAAAATATTATATTAACCATACTGAAGTTACTGGTGACAATTATGTTGCTAATTTTAACACTGCACATTATAGAGAAATAAGAATTACTGTTCCTCTTGATGCTACACCATTCTTTTTTTACTGTCATTTTCACACAGGAATGGGCAATGACTTTAATGTATCTAATGAAGCAGTCTGGGAAAAGCAAATTGACGGGCAAGTATATAAAAACGACTGGACCGTTGGAACAATATATGATATAGGCGATATAGTAGTTTATAATGGCTACATTTATAAATGTATTGATAGACATACTAGTACTGCTGATCTTACTCTTGGGTTAGAGTCAGAATCACAACATTGGCACATTCTTTCAGAACAAGATTCGTACAAGGGTACATGGATTAACAACACACGCTACAGACCAAATGATGTTGTAAAGAATAATGCAACCTGGTATAGATGTATAACAGGACATACTAGTTCTGCAACTATACTAACAGGATTAGAAGCTGATCTTGAAAAATGGGAAATAGCATTTCAAGCGATTAATTATTTACAAGACCACACAGCTGGCGTAAATTATAAAGTTAACGACATTGTTAAAAAGGGCTCAAGTATTTGGAAGTGTGTTACTCAACATGTTTCAGCAAGCCCTACAAATTTTCCATCTGAATTAAGTAATTGGAATTTATATTTAGAAGGAATGGAATTTGATAATCAATGGGACGAAGTAGTTGAATATCAAATCGGTGACGTAGTTGACTATGGTGGATATGGATATAGAGCATTAGTAAATAATGTAAATGTAAAACCACAAGCAACAGATACAGTAACTTGGCAACAAGTTTATGAAAACTTTGATCACAAGGGCGATTATAATTATGATAGCTCGCAGGAATACAAAGTAGGAGATGTTGTTAGACACAACGGTTACTTATATGTTGCTATCTTAGACAATGAAGATGTAGTTGAACCTCCAAGTGCAACGCATTGGGAAGTAGTTGTTCCCGGCAGACAGTGGAGAGGTCAGTGGGCTGATCAAAGAGAATACAAACTAGAAGATCTTGCAACGTATGGATCAAACACATATATTTGTACAGTAAAGCATATATCAACAACAGGTAAAAGACCAGATACTGATTCAGTAACATGGAATTTACATGCTGAAGGTAAAACATCAAACGTACTAACAACACGTGGTGATTTAATTACATATACAAACGATCCTGCTAAACTAAACAAGCAAAGATTTGCTAGAGGTAATGAAGGACAAGTTTTACGTGCAGAAAGTACTAGTGTAGATTGGCAAGATCTTGATCTTATAGCTGATGTGTTCTACGTACATCCAGATGGAATTGATAATCCAGAAAGAGGAAAGAGTTTAAACTCACCATTTAAAACAATAAAATATGCATGTGATCAAATTAGAGCTAATCCTACATATAGAGATAAACTTAACGGACAAATTGTAGCACGTGGTATAATGTCATATATTGCAAATCCAGGAGCAATAGAGACTACCGCACCAAATTTTACAACTCTTATTAATTCAACTAATCCTAGAACAAACGACAGATATTGGGATTTTAATGGTGATGATGCAGTTCCTGGCAGCGTTTCTGACGTTCGCCAATGGGTAAAATACTACAACAAATATATTGCAGGTACTAGTT